CCCTACCCCTTCTCTTAAAATGCAAACCTGAAAAAATTTTTATAAAATTTTTTACGGGTATACTTCCCAGGTTCTCGACCGGCGCAGGAGGCCGGTACTCGGTCTTCCGGCGAGAACGAACCACTGGTGACGGACATTAAAAACTGTTCACGGTGCAAGAAGGACTTACCACTGGACACGTTCGAGCCGCTTAAAAGCGGATCCCTACGTGCGGTTTGTCGTCCGTGTCGAAGGGCCAATGCCCGTCAACTAAGGTCCCTTAGCTACAAACCGTACTTGGCCACCCTCTTATCCAGTAACAAAACATCCAGTAAACGCAGGGGGTTTGCGGAGTACGAACTAACCCTGGATCAGCTTGTCTCCCTATGGGAGTCACAAAACGGCAGATGCGCTGTATCGGGAGTAGTGCTTACCCACCACAACGACGGTACGGGGGTAAAAGACTTCAATGCCAGTATTGACCGAATAGACTCTACTCTCGGTTACATACCCGGTAATATTCAGCTGGTAGCTTTGCGGGTAAACATCATAAAACAGGCCCTAAGTACCGACATGTTGTACTGGTGGGTTAAGACTATCTATCAGCACTCTTGTGACTGATGCTTTAAGGGGCTATCATCTATGGCGCAAGAAGTCCAGGTCTTTGCTATTAAGGGGTTCGATATGGCCTTGATTGGTACCGCCTACCGCGGGACCAACGAGGTCTTGGTGTATGACGGGTACGTAGCCGAGTCGCTAGTACCGAGCCTAGAACCTAAGGCAACGGATCTGCTGGACTACTTGGACAAGATCAAGATAAACAAGCTCGGAGACCGAGCCCCAGTTTTTGTGTTCTTGAACGAGATGCACATTGGAGACACAGCCGACGCCATCGCAGGTCCAGGAACTCCAATCCACTGATCACTTGGAACTCCAGTCGATGGTCCCCTACATGGGACTCACGCTGGGGGATCTGACTGTTCAGCAGGAGCGACTGGTACTTTACATCACCCGTGGGATGACTATAGCGGCAGCTGGCCGAGCAGCAGGGTACGCCTCTCACCAAGCAGCGTGGGAAGCGGCTAAACGCCCGGCTGTGGCTAAAGCCATTGAGTACCTTCGGGAGCAGTTTCGAGAAGAAGTGAGGTTCACGAAGGCGCACGCGCACGCCATGTATTTGGACGCATACAACGCAGCGGCTACATCTACCGAGATGAAGAACACCGTAGACTCGCTGGTTAAGCTCCATGGCTTGGGCGCGCCGGATAACGCTACGCAGATAAATATCAACGTCAACACCGCACAGCTGGAGCGCATGTCTGATGAAGACCTGCTGAAGCTGGTCGGTAAGGACGATAAGTACTTGGAGCCCGAGGCCACTTGACAGAGGCAGTCCCAACTAGGCGCTGTAAACGGTGCAAGAACACGCACCCAGTTACTCTGTATTCGAGTGACGTGGACGGGTTGTGTGTCTATTGCAAGGCCGACGACGCGGATGCCCTGCCAGCACCTAACCAGCTGGAAAAGGACGCGCTGGCTGAGCAGCTGTCGGTGGAACAGAAAGCCAAGCGGGAGCTGGCCTTCAGACTTCTTGCAAGGAAGCGGTTGTTACCTTTTGTGGAGAAGTTCAATCCAGACTATTTGGCAGGGTGGGTACACAAAGATGTTTGCAAACGACTTGAACAGTTTTCTAGGGACGTTGTGGCGCAAAAGTCGCCTCGGCTTATGCTCTTTATGCCGCCGCGTCACGGAAAGTCGACGCTTGCGTCTGTGGCGTTCCCAGCTTGGCATCTGGGGCGTAACCCTGAGCACGAGTTTATTAGTTGCTCGTATTCTGGTTCGCTTGCGATGGGCTTTAGTCGCAAGGTACGCCAAGTACTGCGTGAACCGACATATAAAGCGGTCTTCAAGACGCGCCTGGACCCGGATAGTCAAAGCGCTGAAGCGTGGTTGACCACGGCTGGCGGTGGCTTCGTGGCTGCTGGTGTAGGCGGTGGTATCACCGGTAAGGGCGCGCACGTCCTCGTTATCGACGACCCGGTTAAGAACCGTGAGGACGCCGAGAGCCAGAACAACCGCGACGCTAACTGGGACTGGTATACGTCAACGGCGTACACCCGGTTAGCTCCCGGTGGCGGGGTGCTGGTGATCCTTACCCGCTGGCATGACGACGATCTTGCGGGGCGGCTGCTTAAGGCTGGTGTCGAAGGCGGTGATGAGTGGGAAGTTGTCAGATATCCGGCTATAGCGGAAGAAGACGAAGAGTTCCGCAAAGCCGGCGAGCCGTTGCATACCGAGCGGTACAGCGTTGACGCCCTACGCCGTATCGAACGCGCTGTCGGCCCCCGGGACTGGTCCGCGCTGTATCAGCAGAACCCCGTCGCCGACGACGGGCAGTACTTCACCAGAAGCATGGTGCAGTACTACGACCCGGAGGCGGTGGATCAGGAGAAGCTCCGATACTACTGCGCGTGGGACTTGGCCATTGGTAAGAACGACCGAAACGACTACAGCGTAGGGCTCGTTGTCGGTATTGATGAACGCGACCAGATGTACGTAATGGACTGTGTTCGCGGCAGATGGGACGGTTTCGAGCTGGTTGAGCGTATACTTGACCTGTACGAGCAGTGGAAACCCTCCATCATTGGTATCGAAAAGGGACACATAGAAATGGCGCTTGGCCCGTTTCTCGAAAAACGTGTGCGTGAGCGCGGGCTCTATGAGGCTTACTTCAAAGACCTCAAGACCGGGCGTCGCGACAAGGAGGCTCGGGCTCGAGCCATCCAAGGTCGTATGCAGCAGGGGATGGTCTACTTCCCCCGGGACGCCGCGTTTTCTGGACCCTTGATTGCCGAATTACTTCGTTTTCCTAACGGTACACATGACGACCAAGTAGACGCTCTGGCGTGGATTGGTCTGATGATGTCTGAGTTCTCTACCTTTAGTACTAAGGTTGAACACGTGCCCTCCTGGCGGGACAGGCTCTTAGCTATTGCTCGCGGACCCCGCCAACGATCCGCGATGAGTGCGTAACATGGCTAAAATGAAACCCCAGTCTATCGAAGAACAGCAGATTGCCCACCAGCAGTGGAACCGGTATGTCCGGGCCCGTGACAACGGGCATCTGCAGTATGTAGAGATGGCTAAGAAATGCGACGCGTACTATCGCGGCGATCAGTGGGATACCGCTGACTTGGCTAAGCTTGAGGCTGAAGGCCGTCCGGCGCTGACCATTAACACTATCCTCCCGACCGTGAACACCGTTCTCGGAGAACAGTCCACGCGCCGTGCTGATATTCAGTTCAAGCCACGCCGTGGCGGGGATCAGGATGTAGCTACCGTCCTAACTAAGTTGTACATGCAGATCGCGGACAACAATAAGCTCGACTGGGTCGAGCAGCAGGTGTTCAGCGACGGCCTCATCATGGACGGGCGCGGATACTTTGACGTTCGCATGGACTTCACCGATCACGTAGAGGGTGAGGTACGAATTGTCGCCAAGGACCCGATCGACATCCTTATCGATCCAGATGCTAAGGAGTATGATCCAGCTACGTGGAACGAGGTGTTTGAGACCAAATGGATGACCCTCGACGAGATCGAGGAACTATACGGTGCCGACAAGGCCGAAGCGCTACGCTTCGTCGCCGAGAACGGGAACGGCTTCGGTCGAGACTCGATCGAATACGAAGAGACGCGTTACGGCAAAACTGACAGCGCACAGGATTACCTTGGCGCCGCGATTCCGGGCAACGACGACTACCGGAACGTAAAAGCCCTACGTGTAATTGAGCGGCAGCACCGCCGGATGGGCCGGGCTGATTTCTTCGTTGACCCTAACACCGGTGATCAGCGAGAGGTTCCTGAGGACTGGGCTGAGCAGAAGGCGAAGAAGTTCGCGAAGCAGTACGGTCTTGGGATTGTAAGTAAGGTAGTGCGTAAAATCCGTTGGACGGTGACGTGCGACAAGGTCGTGCTTCACGACGACTGGTCGCCGTATCAAGGATTCACTATTGTCCCGTATTTCGCCTATTTCCGCCGCGGACGTCCGTTCGGTATGGTGCGCAATCTGCTCTCTCCGCAGGAGCAGCTCAACAAGATTGCGAGCCAGGAGCTGCATATTGTCAACACCACGGCCAACAGCGGCTGGATGGTCGAGAGCGGATCACTCGTCGGTATGACGGCTGATGACCTAGAGGAACACGGCGCCGAAACCGGGTTGGTGCTTGAATATAACCGTGGCTCGCAGCCACCGCTTAAGATTCAGCCTAACCAGATTCCGACTGGGCTCGACCGAATCAGCCAGAAGGCTGCCCTTAACATTAAGACGATCAGCGGTGTGAACGACTCGATGCTTGGGTCCGACAGTGCCGAGGTCTCTGGTATCGCTATTCAGGCGAAGCAGAACCGTGGTGCGATCATGATTCAGGTGCCGCTGGATAACTTGCGTAAGACCCGTCAGTATCTGGCTGAGAAGATCCTTAACTTGGTGCAGCGCTTCTATACGGAGCAGCGGGTCATCCAGATTACTAACGAAGACGACCCGTTGAAGCCGCGAGAGCCGCTGGTTGTAAACGAGATGACTCCAGAGGGGCGGGTTATCAACGATCTTACGCTTGGTGAGTACGATGTGGTGGTCGGCACCGCACCGGCTCGTGACTCGTTCGACGAGATGCAGTTCGCTGAGGCGATTAACCTGCGACAGGTCGGCGTTGCCATACCGGATGACGCTATCATCGAGTATAGTCACCTTGCCCGTAAGCAGGAGCTTGCTAAGCGCATCCGCATGATGACAGGTGTCGAACAGACTCCGGAGCAGATGGAAGCTAATGACATGCAGGCGGAGCTTGCGATGCAGCAGGTTCAGCTCACGCTGGCTAAGATGCAAGCGGAAGTTCAGAAACTGCAGAGTGAAGCGGCCGTCAACGTGGCCAAGGTTCAGGATGTCGCCGACGTCCAGCCGCAGCTTAAGATGGCGGAGCTTCAGACGCAGATCTCCCTCAAAGAGCGTGAGCTTGAGCTTAGACGCGAGCTTGCCTCTCTCACCAATCAGACTCGTCGTTCGCAGCAGGAGACAGCTGCGGCGACGCGTATCGCAGCCACTGTCATGCAGACAGCAGCGAAGACGCAGAACCAGGGTACGCCGCGACCCATCCCGAATATGCGGCCGATGACCCCACAATAGGAGATTGGGTATGACGGAAGAGAAGAAGGAAGTATCGTTTGATGTGATGCCCGGAGCGGACCCCATCGAGCCAGCCCCGGAAAAGGCGTTTGATTTTAACTTTGGGCTGGGTGAGAACACTGAGCCACAGGCTGTCGCTGCAGAACCGGCCACGGAACCGGCCATTGAAGCACCGGAACCTGTTGCAGCGCCGGAGCCGCAGGCTGAGGTTGAACCGGTTGTTGAACCGGTCGCTCAAGAGGCGCCTCCGCCCGAGGTGAAGAAGGCTCCGGAACCGGAGACCAAGCAGAAGATGGTGCCTAAGTCGCGCCTAGACGAGGTGTTGGCTAAACAGAAGGCGCTCCAGAAGCAGCTCGATGACCTAATGGCAGCGAAAACCGCCATTGAAACTGCTCCGGACACCTATGATTTCGCCTCAAAAGAGGTGGAGTATCAGAACATGGTGCTCGACGGGCAGCATGATAAGGCTGCGGCGCTCCGAGCGGAGATCCGTAAGGCAGAACGAGCTCAGCTTGAGTTTGAGCTGACCCAAAAAGTTGAGCAAAAGGTCACTCAGAGCCAGCAGATGTCGGCTTTGCAGCAGGCTGCGGCGGAGTTGGAGACGAACTTTCCGGTTTTCGACCGCAACAGCCCCGACTTTAATGAGAAATATACGCAGGAAGTGATTGATCTGCGTGACGCATTTATAGTCAAGGGCGAAAATCCTGTCGCTGCACTCTCAAAGGCGGCCAAGTTCGTACTCCGTGAGTACGATTTGGTCGACATGGGCACCCCTGAAGCCCCGTCTCTTGCGGCTACACCCGCCGCTAAGCCGGCGGTGGTCGATGAGGTCGCTAAGAAGCGAGCGGACGTCGCTAAAAAGCTTAAAGTGGCTGAATCACAGCCGCCTCAGCTCGTCGGTGAAAGTTCTGCGTCCCGCGGTGAGAAGGCGTTTGACATCTCTACCCTCACTGAGGACGAGTTTAATGCCCTCCCAGCGGCTACGCTGAAGCGGCTGCGTGGAGATGTCGTCTGATGGCTACGCGTGACCCGCGTTTAGCCCGAGCTGGTGTCTCTGGCTACAACAAACCTAAGCGTACACCTAGCCACCCGACAAAAAGCCACGTAGTTGTGGCTAAGTCTGGTGACCAAGTTAAGACGATTCGCTTCGGACAGCAGGGCGTCAGCGGCTCCCCCCGTAAAAAGGGGGAGTCGGAAGCCTATCGCAACCGGCGAGAGTCGTTCAAAGCCAGACACGCGTCGAATATTGCTAGGGGCAAGATGTCTGCTGCGTACTGGGCGGATAAAGTTAAATGGTAAGGGGGAAGTAATGGCTAAGAACTGGATCAAGGACGCGATTAAGAAGCCCGGTGCCCTGCGTAAGAGCATGGGCGTTAAGAAGGACGAAAAGATCCCGGCTAAAGAGCTGCGTGCAGCGGCTAAGAAGCCGGGTAAGACTGGCCAGCGCGCTCGTTTGGCTATGACCCTCCGCAAGATGAACCGAGGTTGAGTATGAAACCCTGTCCTAACTGCCCAACGCCCTCTCGCTGCGCTAAGGCGGGAAAATGCCTGAAGAAAACTGCTAGTGGGCCGCGTAAAAAAAGCAAATACTAGTTGCGAACTTTATAATCTGTTGTTAATCTACAACTGAACTCGTCCGTTGGAACGATATCCAGCCGTGTCGCACACGTAAAAAACGTGTTTGAACCCCGCCTGCGTAGGCGTTAAACCCGCCGAGATCGCGTCTCGTGAACACGCGCTAAGTCGTTACCCCACGATACGGGAGAACGGGTTAGCCGCACCAAAGAAGTCGGCAATAGCCTGGTAATGCAGGTGCATTACTGGATTTTGTAACGCAATTTATACAGGAGAAGCCAAATGGCTCTTACTAATTTTGCGGCGCTGACTAGTGAACAACTCACGGCGTGGAGCCGTGATTTCTGGCGCGTCGCTCGCAATATGTCGTTTGTGAACCAGTTCGCTGGTTCGGGTTCCAACGCGATGATCACGCGTGTCACTGAGCTGACCAAGTCGGACAAGGGCACGAAGGC